TGATATAGGATATAAGATAGGAAATAACATTTTACATAGAATTATATGTAAAAAAAATGCAAAATCATTGCATATTTATATTCCAGGAAACTTTGAATGCACATCTTATTGAGTTAAAAAATTGATTTTGCGAAAAATAAAGTTTTTACTAAAACTTTATTTTTAGCCTAAACTACTTGTTTATATAATCTTTTTGAGGATATATAAAAAATTGATTTTATTTTATTTTATTATATTTTATCTAATATATTTAGTAATAAGATAGAAATATGAACTGGACTACTGAAGATTTAATTAATAGAGCATATATTCAATTAAAAAAAGAACAAAAACAAAAAAAAGCATTTGTGAAACCCGAAATATCAAATCATAATCGTAAATCATATATTACAAACTTTATGGAATTTTCTGAATCAATTAATAGAGAACCCGAACATATTCGTAAATTTCTCAGTAAAGATATGAATGTAGATGTATCTTTTACCAAGGAAGATAATTTTAATGATGATATTTCTGGATTAAAATTTAATAATATGTTTAAATCATTACAAATTATGAATTCCATAACTAATTATATGAAACAATATGTATTGTGTGAATTATGTAAGTCTGGTTTAACCGAGATTATAAAAATAGACAGAATTAATTATTTAAAATGTAATGGATGTAAAGCAAATAAAGCTATTAATAATGAATAAATTATAATATTATAATTTGATTACCACACTTGTCATCTTTATTTAAATGTCTATACAAATTATTATGGTGATAATTATTTTCATTTTCATTATTATGATGAAATATATTATTATGATGATTTAGTGGTTGCATATGTAATGGTACTTGTTGTTCTATATGTGGTATTTGTTGTGGTTTTTCTTGATCTTGATGTGTATATATTAGATCTAGAAATTTAACCCCCTCTTCAATATCTTTTTTAAATAAATTATTAACACTATTTTCATCAAGATTACACATCTTACAAGTATTTCGACAAATATTAAACATTCTTCCAGGTTGGTTTGTACATTCTCCTGATTCGGCTTTTATTTTACAATCAGATTCCATATGTTTATTTTCACATGTTTTTGACATTTTTATGTATTGTTTTGTTATCATAAATTTAAGCATATCATCCAATAAAAAATTTATTTTGGTTACTTGTACATTATTTAAATTTAAGCCTATAATCAAACTAATATTATTTCCAACTTGTGGAGTAAATTTAGTTGACATTATATTTAATATATCGGGTACAGTATATTGTTTTTGTTTATTAATTTGTGATAAATCATAACTTATGATTTTATTTGGTGTTGCTTCTATATCAAGATTGATGGAATTATTTGCAAAAGAAAACTTCATATTATTACTTGTATTATGTTGATGACCTTTCATATTTTTTAAATCATATATAGTAATTCCCGTAATATTATTATGTATTATATTACCAGTAATATCATAATGAATATTTTTACCTAATACAACAACAAAATCTTTTGTATATATTATTAGTGTTTGAGCATTTGCATTAATTGGATTTTGTATTTTACCATCTAATTCAATAACATTATAATTATTAATACCATTTTTTTTTAAATATTCTAAAATAATATCATACATTTCATGCGAACCAACAAGATTCTCTTGTTTATTATAATATAAATAAATGACTAAAACTACTCCAATCAATAATACAAAAAGTACTATTTTTTCTTTTTTAGATAATCTAGACCAATTCATATATATTATAAATATAATATAAATATAATATTTTTATATTATAAATATATTATTTTTATATTTTTTATAATTTATTAATTATCTTTTGTGCAATTTCAATATGTGCACTATTATTTTTTGATTTTTCTACCCATTTAGTACATATATCAATAATTCTATTTTTCTTTATTTTAAAATGATTTTCAATAATATCTTTAAATTCTGGAAATTTATTATCAATCATTAATTCATGCATTGCATGATGCATTGTATATAAAGTTATATTTTTATTATATTCTTCAGATGCCTTATCCCCTGCAGGTGTTTTATATGAGTTTTGATATCCTGGTTCATTAAAATAGGGGTGATCTACTAGAATTTGCCCCTGAATAGATATTAATACTTGATATAAAGTAGAAGATGTATTCCATTTTTCAGTTTGAGATGCAGATGGTCCTACATAAGTACCAAGAATACTTAAACATACCTTTCCACAATTATATAGATTTGGATTGAATCTTTTATTACCAGTATTGGTGAAATTTACCATGGGTACATCTGTTGGATAATTAGGAGGGAGATATATATCAAATATAAATATACCTGAATCATATGGTGTATCTGGTGGTCCTGTAATTAATGCTCTCATTGCTCTAGGATTATTTTCATCTACTCGTAAAAAGATTGATGCATCCGAATGTATTGGAAGTTCATAAGCAAGAGTTGGTATTTCTGAACTTAATCTTTTCATACAAGTATTTGATGTTTTCGAACTTTTTAATGAGTTAGCATAAATTGATTTATAATTTGAAATATCACATGTATCAAATCTATAAGTTTTCATAATTTCCGTATAGGAATAATCTATTTTATCGTCAAGTTTTTCGTCAAGTTTTTCGTCAAGTTTTTCTTCAAGTTTTTTTTCATTTTGTTTGTTAGAATATGCTTGAATATAAGATTTATATAAAGCTTCATACATTGACCATATAAATATGATATTTGTAATAATATTATTTGAATCAGAATTATCAAATTTACATGATATCTTACATAATTCGTAAAGTTTTTTAATTGAATCATATAGATTATATTTTGAATCAAATAATAAACTTGCAATATTATCAAGACATATATTTTGAATAATATTAAAACATAATTTATATAAGTCTATTTTTTTTGATATTTCTAACAGAGTTGTATTAATTAAGCTTGTAGATAAAAATTTAATAAGAAGACTATTTTCAAGTGTATCATATAATTCAGATTTATCTATATTATCTATATCTGTATTAATTCCGGTTAGAATAGATATTAATTCAAATTCTTTTGTCTTTTGAATATTTTCATAATCTTCTATTCTCCATTTGTTATCATTACCAGAACGATATCCAGTTCCATTAAATTTATCAATTGATTTCTTATCCTTTTTTTGTAATTTATCTATTTTATCTAATTTATCTAATTTATCTAATTTTTTTATCAGATATTCTTCAAATTGTGGAAATTCTTCATGTTCATCTAAATCATTTGAAATATAAGATGATAGAATTAATAATTTTTGATATAAATTTTGATTTATTTTCTTTTCAGATTTATTAATCTCAATCTTCGCATTCTTATCAAGAATATCATAAATTTTATATATAATATCTTTTAATTTATTAATTGGATTCCAATATTCTAATTTAAAAATTTTAGAATTTGATAAACGATGCGCTAATTTATCACATAATTGTGGTGAACTAATACAAATTTGTGGAGGCGCATATGGAAAATATTTTGAATCAAACGTAATATCCATTATTATTTTTCCCATATTTATATTGTAAGATACAATCCATTTAAATACATTATCTATAATATTAACTGAAATATTATCATTGTTATTGCTAAATATATTAATATATTCTTTTAAAATAACATCTTTTACTGTAGATTCATCAAATAATTTTTTATTTATTTCTAAATTAACCTTATTTATTTCTAAATTAACCTTATTTGTTTCTAAATTAACCTTATCTAATTGTTTTATTCTTTCAAGTTCTCTATATATCAACATCTCTTTATTAGTGTTCGTAACGCTTTTTTTTTCAATAATTGTTTTATTTTGAGTTAAATTTAATTTTGATTTTATTTTATCTATAAGTTTTTCTTTTGATGGCTTTTTAGTAATAGAATACATATTTATCGAATCTATCCATTTTGCAAATTCGTTAGATTCACATATAACAATATAATACTCATTATGTTTTTTTAAATTGAATATATGTCCGTCAAAAGCAATAGTATCTTGGGAAAAATCCATATAATTATTAAATATAATAATAATAATTTAAAATAATATAAAATATATTTTTTTCAACTTTTTTGATACCTTTTATTGGGAGGTTTTCTGAAAATTTTTAAATTGCGTATAAAAAAATATTTTCTGACACTTAATTATATAAGAATGTCTCAAAATCTTGAAAAATTATTCGCTCTTGAAGGTGGTGCTAAAAAACGTGTCGCTAAAAAAGGCTCCAAAAAAGCCTCCAAAAAAGCCTCCAAAAAAGCAAGCAAAGGCAAAAAAGTCATGAAAGGCGGTGTCCAACCTTCCAAAGCTATTAGTACTCACGTTGCCGAAACAGCTGCTGCAACCAAGGAAATGGAAGCAGCAAAATTCTCCACCCAAACAGGTGGCAAACGTGGTTCCAAAAAAGCCAGCAAAGGCTCTAAAAAAGCCAGCAAAGGCTCCAAAAAAGCCCAAAAAGGTGGTGCTAAAAAAGCTTCCAAAAAAGCTTCTAAAGGCAAAAAAGGTTCTCGTAAACATTAAATAAAAAAATACGTTGCTTAGATTATTCTTTTTTAACAACTTTTTTTACTATTTTCTTTACAATAATTTTTTTCGTTTTTTTAATCTCGTCAGGTTTTTTAATCTCATCAGGTTTTTTAATCTCATCAGGTTTTTTAATCTCATCAGATTTTATAATATCATTATTTTTGAAATATTCATCCAATATAAATTTCATTTTATAGTCGGCAAAATTATATAAATCATCTTTATCTATTGTTTTGCCAGATTTTTTAATATCATCAATAAACATTTGTGTATCACAAATATTATCTAATTTATTACTAAATTTACTATTAAATTTACTATTAAATTTTCCTAAATCATTTATTATTTTTTTAAATTCTTTTTCAGACTCATCTTTATATATTGTATATTTTTGTAAGTTTGTATAATCAAATTTTTCATGAAAATCATTCTGAATACAAAATTTATTTAACACATCTTTATCCATATATATATTATATTTTGCAAAGACATCTAATATTTTT